CGTTCACTCCGTGCAAACTTTTACCGGTACCAGTCCTATCTGGCAGCGATCTCATGTCTGACGAAGAAAAACCAAAAGAAAAGACGACCGCCGAGCACATCGCCGACCTCGTGGCCCAACGTGACGCGTTCATGACGCGCAGTTCTCTGACTGTGCGACCGACGCTTTACCGTGGGTTCGACGCCGACGGTGCCCCGGCTGTGTTGTCCACCTTCAAGATTAGGGGTCCCGCCGCTGAGCTGCTTAAGGAACAGCTTGGCAAGGCGTACTATGAGCCGGGTCTGAAGAAGATCGGCCATGAAACCGCGGCCTGTGGCAGATCTGTCTGCGAGCTGCGGGTTGGGGAAATCCTGGCGGAGCGCGGCGGCGCTCTTTTGCCCATCCTAGACTTCGGCACGGCCGCCGGCCGTACCACTGGCGCCATCAGCCAACGGTATCAGACGTCGTACCACTTCATGTGCCCGAATCTCCACCCCGGAGACGAGGAGCGCATGCGCGAGGTCCGCCTCATGCTCGCGCGCCGCCGGTCCTTTGGCACAGCCTGCAGCCACACGATGGCTGACTGCCATTGCCTTGAGGTCCCGTCCGCTACGCTCTTTGTGCATTCTGCGTACTACTCCAACCCGCAGTACATCGCACACCGGCGGAGCCTCGGACCGGTGTTTGCCATCATTCACCGCTTTACCTGCTACTCTGGCCTCCTCTGCAACGGGGAGATCAAGTACTCCTATACGGCCGACGGCCTCATCCAGGCCTACGCCCGCGGGAATGCCCATTCCTACACCCACCCCCCCCATTGGGACCTGCACGGGGAGGGTGCTCGCCTTTCCGGCGACCTTTACGTCGTGGCCACCACCGACACCGAGTTCCTCGACACTTACCTCGTCGAATACTCCGTGGTCACGCGCCTCCAGCACCAGCCCAAGGTGTTTGAGGAGGGGCCGATGGCCAGCTTTATGCCCGCCCAATCCAAACCGGGCAGCGGTCTGGCCTTGTCCCTTGGGGGCCTGCTTGGCGCCACCGTCCACGACCTCCGGGTTACCTTCGTGTACGGCACGCCCAGGCTGGTGGTTGACGGCAACAAACCTCTTGCCCTCCACCCGGTGGTTTTCTCCAAAACGCGCGCGATGAGCGCCGGCATGCGTCGCGACCCTCAAACCCTCGCCGCTGTCGTCGCCCGAATCAAATCGGAGCTGGTCAGGTTCGACACCCAACACGCCGACCTTGACGGCTTTTACGCAAGCGTCACCATCGCCTTCTACATGGACCTCGAGAAGGAGGTCACAACCAGCGCGGCCGCCAACCAGGCCATGAACCCACTCATTCAGCAGCAGGCTCGAGTAATGGAGGGTGGGGTCATTTCACGGATGCGCTGGTACCATTTCCTAAATCCCGTGAACGTCTGGCGGGCTTGGACCACCACTTGCTGCGTGGCCCTCGACTGCATGGACGACCCAGACCTGCACCGCCAGCCCTTGTTGGGCGTGCAGGCCTTGCTTGACAACCAGATCGCTCCTCCCAGCGGGTTTCCTCCCACCGTTGGCGAACTGGTGATGCGCGTGCCACCGCCCGTCGACAGGACGGTTCCCCCCCAGCGCGAGGACGTGGTCATTCGGCCTGGTTTCAACCGGATCAAACCTGTCCCTACGCGCGTCGTCAAGCTTGAAGGTTACGGCCTCGGTGCTTTCCCTACCGCCCACGAAAACACTGAGGAGAACCTTATTACCGCAGTGCGGTCGAGGCTCTCGATCGAAGAACTCGTCCCGGACGAGAACTTCGTCAACGCGATGCTCTTGGCCAACCTGCCCGCCGACTCGTTGAGGCGCGCCTTTTATGACGACGGCACGTTCGTCGTCACTGAGGCCATGTTTGACGAGTGGCTGCCGCGCTTCAACCCGCGCCAACGCGAGCTAATCGTGAAGGCGCGGGGGGAGATTGCTAAGCACGGCGTGCGCCCTAGGGACCATGACTCGACCATCTTCATCAAACGGGAGAAGGTCGACGCGCTTCTCGAGGGTGGCTACGAGCCCACTGTGCCACGTGTCGTTGTGGGCGGCACACCTGGCGCGCTCGCCATACGCGGGCCGCACGATTTTTACCGGGCCATGCGCGTGCGGGAGCGCCTTGAGGCATCGGGGAAAATCATGTGGGCGGCAGCCCACTCCTCCGCCGAGGTTGCTACCTGGCTGATGGACCGGATCGACGAATTCGGTGGCTTTGAGAACGTCGTGGTTCTCATTGGCGACATCAGCAGGTGCGAGGCGCGGTACCACGAGCTCATCCAGATGCTGACCGAAGAGTCGGCGGCCACGTGGAACCGCTCTCCCGAGTACATCGAACTGTACAAGCGCCGCAACACCTTGCGGGCGGTCAACAGAACGTTTGGGACTCGTGTGGAGGTGGACGACGTACAGGTGTCGGGGCAGCCTAACACTGCCTTTGACACGGGTGAGCGAAGCTCCCTGCCGGTCATTTACTGGCTGGATCGGGGGGTCGAGCTGGCCGCACTGGAGGGCGGTGACGACGATGTTGTCGTCATACCGCGCCAGTATGGCATTGGTCCAGATGACTACGTGACGCTGAGTGCCAAGTTTGGCATCAAGCGGAAGTGCAAGGCGGCGCGCGGCCTCTGGGACATCACCTTCTGCCAACGCATCCTCTTACCGAGGGACGATGGCGGTTTCGAGTTTGTGCCGAAGATCGGCCGGTTCTTGTCGCGCATGCCTTACAATGCCAACGACATGCCGTGGG